ACTGAGGCGACAGGTTAAACGCAATCCTTACTTGTGAGGCGCACAAGGTTTTATCGTTACATCAACGAGGTTAAAAAAGATGGCAAAAAGTCTGGCAGAGCTGAAAGAAGAGAATAGGTTAGCGGAAGAAAAAGAAGCCGCTGAAGCAAAAGCAGCCGAAGAAGCTGTTGCAGAAGCGAAAGAAGAGACCGCGACGACCCTAGACACACCAGAATCTAAAGCAGAAACGGAAACACCAGAGAATGACTCTGAAACCGAAGAAGCTACAGAGGAAGTTGGTGAACTCTGGATGCAAACGGAAGAACAGACACCCGAAGGTGATGCAAAGTTTACAGATTCAGACGTTGCAAACCTGAGACGAAAGCTAAAAGCCAAGATTCAGAAAGAGAAAGACGAGAACGATGATTTGCGGGCAACTGTAGAGAGTCTTCAAAGTCAGATTCAATCTTTATCTGGTGGTGGTCAAGCACAGCCTCAAGCACAAGCTCCTGCTAACACAGGAATGCCGATGCCTGAAGATTTTGACTACGACAACGATGCTTACAAAGTGGCGATGGCTCAATGGGTAAACCAAACGGTTGCTCAAACAGTCCAACAAAACTCTGCTCAAGTATCGCAACAGGCTCAAGTTTCTCAGGCAAAACAACAATTAGAGTCAGATGTAGAGGCGCATTACCAAAGAGCTGCGAATTTAGTCAAAGAAGTTGGTGTTGACGCAGATGTTTACAAAAACGCTGATTTAGCGGTTAGACAGGCATTTGAGTCAGTATTACCGGGTAACGGTGATGCAGTAACCGATGAGCTTATTTCTAGATTGGGCGAAGGTTCCGAGAAAGTCATGTACTACCTTGGAGTAAACCCAACTAAGCGGATGGAGATTGTTAATAAGATGGCCTCTGACCCTTCAGGAATTAGCGCATCAATTGCATTAGGCGAAATCAAGACTTCAATCACAGCTCCTAAGAAGAAAGTATCAAACGCTCCTGCTCCCGGTGCTGAATTAAGCGGCAGTGGTGGAAGTGACTCGGCTGTGAAGGCTAGAAAAGATTATGAGAAAGCGACTGATGTTCAATCTCGCATCTCAATGAAACGTAAGGCTAAAGCGGCAGGTATTGATACTTCAGATTGGTAAACTTTTTTAACAACTGTAAGGTAAAATATCATGGCACAAACAGGTAAGATTGCAGAGGTTCTCTTTGAGAGCGCTCTAGAAACTTATGAGCATCAAATGCAGATGCTTGACATGGTTGACCACTTCGAACCAAATGGTCAAGACATGCAAAACGCGGACAACGTCGTATGGCGTCCTGTTCAACAACACGCTCCAGTTATCAACGGCTGGGACTTAACTGGTCAAGAGACTGACATCATCGAAGAGACTTACCCTGCATTGCTAGGTGAGCCTGCTAACGATTTCTTCGAGCAACGCGCTGACGATTTACGTGATATGCGTTTCTGGGAGCGTCGAGGTGAGCAGTCTGGTATGCGCCAAGCTACTGAGCTTAACCGTCGATTGGCTCAATTGATTGCTAACACTGGTTCTTTGTACTACGAGTCTAATACCGCTTCTGGTTATGACTTCATTGCAGAGGGTCAAGCAATCCTTAACGAGCGTCAAAAACTAACTGACGACCAACGTTATTTCTTGTTGAATGACCGTTCTACTTTGAAGTTTGGTTCTGACTTAGCGGGTCGTCAAACAGTACAAGGTCGCCCTGAAGAGACTTGGAAAACAGGTCAAATCGGTCGCAATGTTGCTGAGTTCGACGTTTACACTGGCTCTTTCTTGCCAACTCAAGCGGCTACTGGCGCTGCTGCGACAACTACTACTGCTGATGTTTCAGACGTGCCTGAAGGTGGTTCTGTAAACACTGCAACTGGTGTTGTAACTAACGTTGACTATCGTGTATCTAGCCCAATCCCTGTAGCGGATGCCTCTACTTATGTAGCTGGTGACGTTGTTGGTTTTGATAACGGTGGCGTTCCTGTTGAGTCTGTAGGCTTAGCAGATAAGAACGAGACTGGTCAGCAAATGACTTTCAAAGTTGTTGACGTTGATATTCCGGGCAACACTATCACTGTGTTCCCTAAACCTATCGCGGCTGATGACCCAGCTCTAACCACTTTGCAACAAGCTTACGCTAACATTAACACTCAGATTCTTTCTGGTGCTAACGTAACTCCACTTAACGTGGCAGGCGGCAAGACTAACTTGTTCTGGTGTAAAGACTCAATCGAGGTAACGGGTGGCGATGCCCCAATTACTTTGTTGAATGAGTTTGGCGGTCAAAAAGTCATCTCTGAGACCATGAAGAATGGTCAAAAGATGTACATGGCTTACGACGGCAACATTGACAACATGACGTTCAAATGTCGTCTATTCACTTGGTATGGTTTAACTAACCGTGACCCAAGCGCAAACGGTGTTGCAATAGCTACTCCATAGGTCTAAACGGGGGAGCTTCGGTTCCCCCTTTTCCTTCTGAGGTCTTTTAATGGCTACTCTTAGTCCAAGAGCTGTCAATGATACGGGCGGCGATTATTTCAAAGTTGACGTTATCAACGACGCTTACTCCCAGTTAAGGATTTCTGGCCTTACTGTAAACCCTACGCCTGATGATTTAGAGCTTGCTCTCATGCGCTACGAGGACATGATGGCGGAATGGCACACTAGGAATATTACGGTTAATTATAATTTCGAAGACCAGCCAGACCCTAACTCGGAAACAAATGTACTTCGCGGCTATAAGTATTGCATGGCCTCAAACCTCGCTATTCGTCTTATAGCGGACTTTAATAAAGAAGTACCTGCTACTCTACAAAGACAAGCTTCTGCCTCTCTATCGAACATGAGTGGCCGTGTGGCATTACAGAAATTAAATCGTGTTACCTACCCTCGCAGACAAGCTCGCGGCTCTGGTAATACGTTGCGCTATAACAGATGGGCGCGTTTTTACCGTCAGTACAATACGGGTATAAATAATCCTGCATCTGTGACAATGTTTATTGGTGATATTGACGATTTCACCGAACACTTTGATGCTTACCTAGATAAGGGTGAGGTTATTGATTCTTACACGATTACGACTGACCCCGGATTGGTTTTAATATCTGACTCCAATACTGATGATGATGTCAATTATCGTATTGAGGCTTCTAATCAAAATAACTTTAGAGACGGAAGCTTGGTAACAATTATCGTCACAACTGATACTGGTCGTGTCGAAACAAGACAAATTTTATTTGAACTAATCCCAAGAGAGAGCGGCAACTAATGGCTTTTACTCAGTTTATGCTCGATAGAGCGTTTGTTCAGACAAGGGATATTTTTGATATTTATGTTTACCGAACCGAAGATGATGTGGCTACGGTTCAGGGTGCCGAGTACTTTGCGGAAGCAAGATTTGCTGATAGTGACCCAGAGTCTTGGTTTAATGGACGGATTCTTTGTGACTGTTCGGATGGTTATTTTGAAGCTTTTATAGATACCTCTGGTACAGTTATTCCAAGCCCTCCTGCTGGCGTTGTAACGTCAGTTAATGGTCAGACAGGCGATGTAACCGGATTAGAGGAGCAGGCTAATAAGGGTCAAATAAACGGCTATGCTGGCTTAGATGGAGCTGGTACGGTTCCTTTGGCTCAGCTCCCGGCTGCTGTTATTGGCGACGCTTCTTACTTGGGTTTGTGGGATGCTTCGACCAACACTCCAGCGCTTGCAGATGGCACAGGTGACAATGGAAATTTCTATCGGGTTTCTGTCGCTGGCTCTACTGATTTTGGGAATGGCTCAATATCCTTTGAAGTTGGTCAATCTGTCATTTACAGCGGAGCATTAAACCTTTGGCAGAAAATCGGTATTGAAGCTACTGAGTATATGCTCAAGGCTACCTACGACCCTAACAACGTGAATGGCGACGCTTTCGACATGGATAACATGGTTGAGGGTGCTACCAATAAGATACTTACTCAATCTGAGCGAGACAATATTTCGGCTAATACCGCTGACCGACATGTAGCTGTAACACTTGATGCTGGAGATACTACTCAAGAAACTATAGATTTAACAGGTCAGGAGCTAACTGTAAACCTAGCGTCGCCTACAACTGATGGAGCGATGAGCGGTACTGACAAAGCTAGGCTTGATAATTTTTCTCTCCAAGACGCTTATGATGGAGGCCAATCAATAGCAACGTCTAGCGGTGCTATGAGTCTTGATAACACTGGTGAAACAACCGCCCCTTTTCAGATTGTCCCCAACCCAACAGCCCCCACGACAGGATTGGGTGGCGGCCAGATATTCGTGGACACTGATGGCACTCCTTACTCTTATGATTCAACGCGCTCCAAATGGCTTTCTATATCTCAGAATATATTTTTGTTTGCTGATAATGGTGTAACTGATGGTGAATTTCTAAGGGTAGGGTTCTCTAACACAACTAACATCGGCTGGGTTGCTCCTTATGACGGTACAATATTTGCTATTGAAGCCATAAGCTCCGCAGGAAATGACGCCAAAGGTTTTGAGGTTCAGCTCAACACTGTTGTTCAGGAGACATTTAACCTTGCTTCGTTCCAATACGAAGATTTAAGCGCTGATATAGATTTTAGCGCCGGAGATATTATCCAAGTGTTTTGTCCTGCTGCTGGCGCTCAAACAAATAGCCCTATTGTGCAATTGCATACTAAGTGGAGAAAATAATGACCACTATTGCTAAAAATAATTCTGGTTTAACTCAAAAGTTTTTAAGTATTGTTCTTGAGGATGGTTCAGAAATTAGTCTTAGTGACAAATATAGCCCTTATGAGATTTCTGTAGATAGTGATTTGCAATCATTAATCTCTTCTGGCGATATTGTTATTAATGATGGCAGTCAGGATTTGTCACCCTCAGAAGCGGATGCCATGATTCAAGGCGGTAATCCAGAAATTGTGTCTCAAGCAGAGGCTGAGGCTGGTACTTCTCAAATAGTGCGCTCATGGACGGCTGAAAGGGTTAAACAAGCGGTTCAGGGTGCGGATTTTGAGGCTGTCTTTTTAACCTCTTGGGACGACTACAAGAATAATACCCCTTTTGACAATACTAAGGTTTATGTTCACGAGGGAGAGATAACTGCAACTGACGCTACTTCTATCGACTTAAACGGCGCATTGCTAACTGGAATGCATTCTCGTGAATATGATAAATTAATATCATCAGAAGCTGCTCATACTCTTTTTAGTTCTAGCAAATCAGGCACTATTGAGAATCTTTTTATCAAAAACAATGGTAGCAGTTCTAAAACCTTTAACATTACTGGCGGCACTGGCTTTGAGACTTATGTGCTTAAAGACTGCTCATTAAATACAAATACTTCAGTCGGTAGCTTTGATAATCTGTTTGCAGTTCAAATAATCAACACTGTTTTTCAAAGCAATGCTGGCGGCCTGACTGTTAATGATATAGGTACGTTTTCTCACAAAGACTCATCATGGATTCAAAATAACACAGCTCCTACGTATATAACCCTGACAGGTGGCTATACCAACATTTTGTTTCAGGGAGCTGGTATTGGCGTGCCTCCAACTAAGACAGGTTTAAATTTATCTGGCATTGGAACTATATCTGGTCGAGGTCAAATTCAGGGCGGATTTATATTCTCTGGCTCTGGCACCTATGTTGACGATGTAACAATATTTGAACAGGTTGAGTGGACTGTAGATGCGATAGGTATAGACCAAATTTATAAAGACAATTACTGTTTTGGAAACGTTATTAAGGATGGTCAAACCAATACCATCATCAGCTCGACTGGGGTACCTGTTAAAATAACAGGTTCTAGCACTTTGGGTGAAACGTTCAGAATGGATGATGACGGCGGCACTGACAACAGGATAAAAAATACTGGTCTGTCTAAACTTCCTTTCCAAATCACTGGCACTATCTCTGTAGATACAGCGGGGTTTGGTTTCTCTAGTGATAGAGTTTCTGTTTATGTTGCTATCGATGGAGTTGTTGACACGGCGTCTAGAAGTATCGGCGATGTTGGCGGGTTTGACGGAGGTATATTAGCAATCCCTCTAAATCACACCTTCTTTTTGGAGCCTAATTCCTATGCTGAAGTATGGGTAGCTAATGATGCTGACACATCAAATTTAATAATTCCTTCTTACAACTACACGGTAAAAGTATAATGTTTACTCAATTCATGCTTGACGTTAAATCTGTTCAAACAAGGGATATATTTAACACTTACATCTATAAAACCGATGACACTGTAGCTGACATTCAGGCGGCTGGATACTTTATTGACTCACGATTTAGCGGGACGGATGGGTGGGATGGCGGCAAGATTGAGGCTCGCTGCTCAGATGGTTATGCAGAAGGTTTTGTTGACGAAGCAACTGGTACATTCACTCTCTCAATATCGGGGTAAGAATGCCTGATTTACAATTACCCTTCATTAAGGGTGACAGGATTGCAAACAGTTTAGAGACCGATTACAGGGACGCTCTTCCTGTGAATATGTATGCTGTGCCTAAAAAAATGTTTGGTGCAGACGGCTATATGATTGAGGCTTATGGGATTACTTCTGTAGGGGATGCAACAACGCCAAGTCGAGGCGGGTTTTTTAACGATAGATTTAATAATCAGTTCCGAGTACACGGCAACGACTTTATTGAAGTAGATGAGAACGGAGTTGTAAATGTCTTAGGAGCTGTTACAGGCTACTTCCCTCAGACTAATACTATTCCGCCAGTTACAATGGATTACTCGTTTAATACGCAAGCAGTGCTGGCTAACAATCGTTTCTACCTGTACGACACTACTAATGGTTTTGTTGAGGTTTTAGACCCCGAATTGGGTCAGCCTATCGACTTTGTATGGGTTGATGGGTTTTATTTTTTCACAGATGGCGAGGACTTGTATCACACTCTCTTGAGTGACGAGACAGCCATTGACCCGACTGACTTTGGCGTTGCTCAATTCATGCCAGATGGTTCTTTGGGGCTGGGCAAAACCCGTGATAATAAAGTAATTGTCTTTGGGCGTTACTCGACTGAATATTTCTACAATGATGGAACAGACGACTTTGCTTTTTCCCGCATTGCCTCTCGCGCTGTTAAGAAGGGTATTGTATCGACTCACTGTAAGGCTGAATTAGGCGGTTCATGGTATATATTAGGGGGTGGTAGAGAGGAAGCTTTGTCTGTTTATGTTTTGGGCGCTGGTAGCGAGCAGAAGGTATCTACTCGTGAGATTGAGAAGATTTTAGCTCAATACAATGACGAAGACTTGGTTGACGCTTCAATGGAGGCTTATACCAAGGACGGCATTAGCTTTGTCCAGTTTAATCTACCTAACGAGACTTTAATCTTTAACGAAACTGCTGCTAAGGCGCTTAGTTATGAATATGCGTGGAGTATTTATAAATCTGATACGCAGGGTGATACCCCTTATCGTGGCATTCACGGCACTTTTGATACCCGTATTGGTGATTGGGTTTTTGGTGATAGGACTGAAGGTAATATTGGGCGGCTTGATGAAACTGTTGCCACTCATTACGGAGCTATTGTCGAATGGATACTTTTCTCCCCATTTACCTATTTAGAAACGGCTTCTATTGACCAGTTTGAGATTGAGACAGTTCCCGGCCACACCACAACGAATGATGCAACGGTGTTCTTGTCCTTATCTTATGATGGTGTTTTCACCGGCTCAGAAGAAACGGTTGAGTATGGAATGATGAATGAGTATGGAAAGCGCTTTATTCGATACCGATTAGGATATGTTAGAGACTGGTTTACCATGAGGCTTAGAGGTACATCCAGAAGCCGTGTAGCTTTCTGTAGAGGGTTTATAAAGTATGGCTAACCTAAACCCAGTCCTAGGCTCTCGCTACTCTGGCGAAGATTTAAGAAGCTTTGGGCTGCCTCAAGCATTTATTGATGATTATTTAGAGCTGACTGAAATTGTCTATAACTTGAATGACACGGTTGCAAAAGATTTCCCCGGCAATCCCAATGGAAACGTGTTTTCTAATCGTTCTAGGCTTTGTTTCGATACGGTTGGCGGAGTGATGTATTTCAATCCAGATGTTGGGGTAAATACCGGATGGGTGGCTATTTAGCTATAGGTATGCTTGGTTCTCTTATTTTATAGATAAGTGGCTGGTGTAAAATATAATTTAACTAATTTTGCGTGAGATAGATATGCCTTTTGGTGGAGTATTTAACAAGGTAACAGACACTTTAGGTCTTACCGACAGCGAAGCAGCAGAGAGAGCAACTCGACAGGGCTATGCCACTTTAACCGCTGCACAGCAAGAGGCTCTTGACTATTTGAGAGAAGCTAATGCTATTCCTCAAGAAATCCGTGAGATGGGCTACGGATTTAATCGAGAGGCTTTACAGAATTTAGCTGGTGCTTACGGACTAGGCGACTCTGGTGCTCAACAAGCATTCTTTGACAACCTAACAATGAACCCGCTTTATGAAGCCACAATGAGTGGGTTAGACGACGCGCAAGAGAACTACCTGAGAACACAATCAGCAACTGGCGATTTGAGAGGCGGGGCTAGCATTAAACGTCTAGCAGAGCTTAACAGAGATACTAAAAACCAAGCTTTGATGAATGCGCTTAATTACCAGATTGGTGGTTTTCAAGACATCCTAGGGCGTACAGCGTTGCCTGATTACACTCGGGACATTGCTAGCGGTATCGGGGGGGTTGGTCAAACTCAAGCGCAGGGTCAAATTGCAGTTGGTCAGGCTCAGCAAAATGCTGCTCAGGCTGGTTTAAATAATCTTTTAGGCTTGGGTAGTTTAGCGGTTGGATCTGGTTTAGGTGTTCCGGGTGGGTTGGACTTTCCTTCTTTTGGCTCAAAACCCCAATCACCACAAGCAAGCCTTTACAGACAGCCTAACATTTAGAGATTGATATGGTAGATTTAGGTTTAGTACAAACAGGTCAAGACTTCGGCAAGCAATTAACAGGGCTCGGTTCGTTGATTGGTGATGTTCGACAACAAAATCGTGCTAATGCAGGTAGGCAAGCTTTGCAGCAAGCGCTCCAAGCTGGAGACAACTCCGCTATTGAGAGTGTTGCCGTTCAGTATCCTGAAATGCAGCCAACTATTAGAGAAATTTTAAACTTTAGGGGGTTTTTCGACCAAGCGAAGCGGTCAGGTCTTGCTTCGGCTAAAACCGTTATTTACAACGATGGTACTGCGATTCAGGCGTTGCCTGATGGAACTACGCAAGTTAGGAACCCTTCGGGAGAGATTGTTGAGGGAGAAGACCGCGTTAAAGTTTTAAGCAAAGCAAGGGAAAGCGGAATACTTGATGCT